GTTGTTTCGACTAGCTCTGGTAGCTTTACAACCTGTTTAGCGCGGCGTTGGCGCGTAATACAACGCAGTTTCGGACAACTATAGAGTCCGAGAGTCGGTCCTCGACGGCAAAAAGACAATAACATTAACCTAAACTAAGGAGATCATAATGGCTGGAACCAGCTTTAGCGAAAGCAATGAACTCACTGTAAAGGTTTGGGCCAAGAAACTTTTTGTCGAATCTCTTAAGCAGACGATTCTTGACAAGTTTATTGGAACAAGCGCAGACAGTGCAATTGTTGTAAAAGACGAACTTTCTAAAATGGCAGGCGACCGTATTCGGTATGGCCTGCGGATGCAGCTTGCCGGTGACGGTGTGCGCGGCGACTCTACCCTTGAAGGTAACGAAGAGGCGCTGACGACCTTTACCGACGCTGTGTTCATTGACCAGCTTCGCCACGCGGTGAAGGTGATTGGCAATATGTCCCAGCAGCGTGTCACGTTTGACATTCGCTCTGAGGCGCAGAGTGGCCTTGTTGATTGGTGGGCAGATCGTTTCGATACGTCCCTGATGAACCAGATGACTGGTAACGTGGGTCAGAGCGACCAGCGTTATTCGGGTCTGAACGCGGTCAGCGATTTCTACGGCGGTGGCAACGCTGGGTTGTCCAACGGAAATCCGGTTCCTCTTGAGGCTCGCGGTATTCTTGGCGGCAACAACACGGTTCTGGGTACTGTTGCTCAAAACTCCGCATGGACCGCCTACGAAGACACTCTCAAGGGACTTGGCGCTAGCGACAACACCCACAACTTCAACCTCTCGATGCTTGACGCTGCGGTGGTCAAGGCTCGCACTCTCTCTACTCCGATTCGTCCGATCAAGATGAACGGCATGGAGTGTTACGTTGCGATTCTTCACCCGTATCAGGTTCTTGATCTTCGTCGTAACACCTCGACGGGTCAGTGGCTTGACATTCAGAAGTCGGCCCTGATGGGTGGACAGATCGCTAACAACCCGATCTTCACGGGTGCGGTTGGAATGTACAACGGCGTTATTATCCACGAAGATGCGCGTGTCCCGTATTCGGGCAACGCTTCGGATAGCGCGACCAAGCTGACGACCCCCGCCACTGGCACTTCTAAGGAACAGATTGCTCGCGGTGTGTTCTTCGGCGCACAGGCTGGATGTATCGCCTTTGGCCGTAACTACGGTTACGCCGGGTCGAACGTCAAGTACAAGTGGACGGAAGTTGTTGACGATTACGAGAACCAGCTTGGTGTTTCGGCTGCTCTTGTTTACGGCATCAAGAAGTCGGTCTTCAACAGCAAGGACTTTGCTTCGTTGGCTCTTTCGAGCCGTTCGACGGGCGAAGCCACTAACTACGCTGTTCCGGCCCCAAGCTGATAAGTAGAAAGGAGATATGACAAATGGCTAATATTTATTCTGATGCAGCGGATGCCGGGGCAAAAACCCCGGAAACGCAATTTGCCACTGGAACCGTCACTGTTCCGTTCGTTTTCGATAATGTTGCAATTTCGCATAATTCACCCGTAGACGAACTTTACTGTGCGAAGATTCCTGCTGGAGCTACTATTACAGCGGCAACGCTGTCTAACATTGGTAGTGAAGGTGAAGCGTCAACTACTATGACGCTGAAGGTTGTTCAGACCGGATCGGCAACTAAAACCATTAGTGCGGCGTTGACCTCAACGCAGACCACGCAAAAGGTTATGTCGGCAGCGTTGGGGCTTCCTTATCGTGTTCCGGTTGAATCTAGCACGGTTAGCAAGACCGCGTACCTTACGGCTACGGCTGGCGGTGCGAGCATCGCAACCACCGACAATGTGCAGGTTGCGGGAACCGTGACGTACACGTTCCAGCGCCGTGACCTTGGCGTTGACCACTCGGCTTCGGACTTTTAAGGAGAAGATAAATGGGTAAAGACAACATGAACCGTGAAACACCGGGCCGTTCGGAATCGAAAGATTCTAACAGTGCGGACATTACTGTCGGCGTGGCCACCCGGACTTCCGTGTACAGCACGGGACCGCAGGGTGCCCCGCAGGTTGGTGCGCCTTTCGCTGCCAATCCTCTCGGCATCAAAAAGTAAC